ATACTAGTCCTGGCGACATACTTCAAATATCATGTGACCCGTCTAGTCCTAGACTAACCCCAGCTAGTGCCGATTTTACCGTAACTTCTGGCTCGACGGATACATCTATCTTTACTGTTGCTGCAACTGCAGGGGCCAGTGTTTCATTTTCAGCGGTTTTAACACGCTCTGGCGGGGTGTTGGCACGCTCGGATGTGGTAACGGTGGAATGATAAATCTACCAACCCTAAAGCAAACTGCGCGGGTATGTATAAATAGTCTATATGGCGACCTACAGTAACATTTATATTGATCAAGGCAGCTCGTACTCGTCTGTTATTAAAGTAAAGAATAGCAACAAGATGCCGTTTGATTTATCTGGCTATAGCGCACGGGGCCATATACGTCGAAGCTACACTTCAAGTAATTTTGTAGCTTTTAGTACAGCTATAGATGACACCGAATCAGGCGAAATTACTATTAGTCTTACCCCAGCACAAACCAAAGCTATGAAACCTGGTCGATATGTCTATGATGTTGAAATATTTCATAGAGAGTATATGACTATTCAACCGGTTCCGCCCGCACCGCCCTACACGATGCCGATAGACAACCCGGTAACACGTGTCGCTGAGGGTCAAGTTGAAATATCACCTGCATCAACAAGGATAAGTTAATGCCAAACACGCTAATAACAATTATAGCGGAGACGCCAGCAATTCAAGGCAACACCATTGATACTGAAATAGTCACAACGCTGCCGGCCGAGTCTGTGATTGTAGTCACGACTACACTTGAATAATTAAAATTGGTGAGTTAGGCCGCGAGGATGACGTCTGCAAACTCGTCGAGTGTGAGATGTAATTTTGCAGAGTTTGCTTTAAAAAATACTTTGTCTCCCTCAATTCGATATATTACAATATAGTCGACAATTCCAATGTTCATACCACGAAGCAGTTCTTTAAAATCACTCTTCACATAGACTCTATCATTAATTTTCATATACATACATATTTATGTGTACAAACGCCATAAATTGTGATATATTATAATATTATGAAAAAAAGTGCTAAAATAATAGGATGTGGGCTGTCCGGAATTACCGCGGCTGTGCTTCTTAAACAAAAGGGCTATAGTGTTGAGATTTATGAAACCCGGCCGCACATTGGCGGAAATTGTGCTGACTCATATATAACAAACACACTTGTGCACCAGTATGGGCCACATATTTTTCATACTGATGACGAAGAGGTTTATGCGTTTTTAAGCCAATACACCGAATGGATTCCATTTAAGTATCAACCACAGGGCGAAACTCGACTTGGTCGTGTGAGCCTGCCATACAGTAAAAAGACTGCAGCCGAACTTGGTCGAGAGCTTTCGCAAGAAGAGATTGTCGAATATATCTTTAAGGACTATAGTGAAAAACAATGGGGTGTGCCGTTTTCTGAGATTCCAAAGACTATTACAAACAGGATTCCAAAAACTGCAAATTGTGAGGACCCCACATGGTTTGAAGGTCAAAAATATCAATGTATACCAAAAGAAGGCTATACTGCAATGTTTCACAGGATGCTTGAGGGCATTACAGTACATCTAAACTGTGACGAGCACCGTTGGGTAGATGAACGAGCAGCTGACGACCTTATAGTCTATACTGGCAAAATTGACAGTTATTTTGGAACAGTGTATGGGCGGCTGCCGTATCGCTCGTTACGCTTTGAGCATGACGTACTTTGTGAAAAAATGGATACCTTTTTTATTAATCAAAATAACCCCGACGTCGCATACACTCGTGTGTATGATCACAGCGCATGGACTCCTGGCCATACAGGCCCTACCGTAGTGACTAAAGAATACCCAAAGGAGTGTGGGCCAGACGACGTGCCGTTTTATCCGATTCCCTGGGGTGAGGGTGGGGAGATTTATCGGCAGTACGAGACGCTCGCTGCGGCGGAAGACGGAGTAATTTTTGTTGGCCGCCTTGCAACATACAAATATTTAGATATGTGGATGGCAATAAAGCACGTTATGCTTAAATGTAAGGCTTTGTAGCGTGTTAAAACGTGCTTTGTATAAATACCATTAACGGTTGAATGTATTTTTGTAATGTATTTGTAATGTGTGCCCCCAGAAAAAATTACACATGGAACCAGAAAAATCATTGCTTAAAGAGTTTTTGGAGGGCGGTTGGGTAATTCCAATCGTTGGAGCAGCAGGAATGCTTGCTAGACTGCTCTCATCAGAAAAAAAATATACAATTTGTGAGCAGCTGCGGAACATATTTTCTGCAGCAATTGCCGCGGCAATTGCTTGGTTTATACTAGAGCAGACCGATATTTTAAGTCTTTACAAGGCAATTATATACGGTATTATTGGAGTGGTCTCTCCGGAAATTATAAATGGTATTATAAAATTGGCAAAACATTTTGAGCGCAATCCCGACAAATTTATCACCAAGCCATGAAAAGAAGCACGCTGAGCGCAGCGCTCATTTTAATTTTATGCGCCTTTACGTTTAATTGGGTAACTACTCCACAACTAGTGTCTGCTCATTTTATCGCAGCAACTGCGTTGTGTTTATCTATTTTTGCGGGTGGTTTAATACGCGATTAGTATAAATAGAATATATGAGCTCAAACGTTTACGAAAAGGGTCTAATACATCAAAACTCATCCGCAGTTGCATACGAACCGCTGACTTTTACTGGTGGTTACTATACTCCAACCATTGCGAAGGTATTTGCTGGTCTGTATATTAATCCTGCAGTAACGGACCCAGCTAATATTGTGATTGAAGGTGTGGATGGAGAAACGGCAGTGCTGTCACTAGTCGGTGGGTTGTGGCCGCTTGGTGGTCAACGAATAGTCCAGGCTGGAACGACAGTTGAGTCCGCCGCTGTAACAGTATTATTTTAATTTTATGCTGCAGGGAACTAGATTTGGTCTTGGATTAGATTTGGGCTACCGGTATCGCTTCGGCCAGGGTGGCGGCGGCGGGCAAAACCAGAACAACGGTGGTGGCCCCCCACCACCAAATCCAGGTAACACCTCGGTTGTTGGACTAACTTTGGATGGCGGAGTTGTTAAAAGAAAATATCAGGGATATTTTGCTGATGACTCTACGTTTTTTAACACGAGAATGTTAAATGACTATGCGTATTTTAACTCGCAAGGATATGGTGATTTTCAAATAACAAATTTGGGTTCATACATCACGGACAGCCAATGGGGTAACGACGGTTTCTTTCCTAACCAACAATATGATCTCTCGCCTGCCGTAGGCACGTTTCCAGCAGTCGGGTCCGGGCTTATCTTTTTTGGTGGCAACATCACGGCCGTCACTGCGCAAGAGAGAGCTGCAATAAGTCGGCCACTGACATCCGAGACTATTTCTTCAATTATTGATGATGGCTATTCCGCGGCTGCTGGCGATAATAATAAAAGTCTTATTGCGAGAGGCTATTTTAAACCAGCAGTATCTGGAGTATACAGTTTTCGAATAACTTCAGATGACGCAAGTTATTTGTGGCTTGGTGCGTCTGCACTTGATTATAACAGACAAATAGGCAATGCAGTAGTTTCAAATGGAGGCATTCATGGACCTGCGCCGGCAACTGGCCAATTTACAATGACTGCAAACCTATATTATGCGTTAGCCATAATGTTTGGTAATGGACCCGAAGGAGAAGGGGTGCTGACATTTGAGTATATTCCGCCTGGATCCAGTGAATACACTACTGATTTAACTGGAAAATTATGGCATGCCACTGGAACGACCGGGCATGGACAGGGAGGCATTGAAACAATTTTCACTAGTCTTGACTCTTCGGTTGAATATTATCCAAACACAATTATCCCCGATAATTTCTTTTTCGGAACTCCTGCAGCTGCAGTGCTTGCCTCAGCGCTTATTTCACCAGCCGTAACCAGCATCGGGGGTTTGGCATTCTATGAATGCGTCGCTCTAACCAGCATTGCGATTCCCAACAGAGTGACGAGCATTGGGAACGGTGCGTTCCAAAACTGCTACGGTCTCGAGACCATGACGATCGGTAACAGCGTGACAACCATCGGCAGTGGTGCGTTTAGCTACTGTACCGCTCTTACGAGCGTGACGATCCCGAACAGCGTGACCACGCTTGGAGAAAGTGCGTTCCAAAACTGCACAGATCTGACCAGCGTGACGATTGGTAACGGCGTGACCACCATCGGGAGTGCTGCGTTCTACGGGTGCACCGAGCTCACGACCGTGACNATCCCCAACAGCGTGACGAGCATTGGGAACACCGCATTCTCTCAATGCACAGGTCTGACCAGCGTGACGATCCCCAACAGCGTGACGAGCATTGGGAACACCGCATTCTCTCAATGCACAGGTCTGACCAGCGTGACGATCGGTAACAGTGTGACAACCATTGGCAGTGGTGCGTTCTACGGGTGCACCGAGCTCACGAACGTGACGATTCCCAACAGTGTGACGAGCATTGGGAACACCGCATTTAAAGACTGCACAGATCTGACCAGCGTGACGATTGGTAACGGCGTGACCACCATCGGGAGTGCTGCGTTCTATTACTGCGCAGGTCTGACAAGCCTGACGATCGGGAGCGTCGTGACGAGCATCGGGAGCGTCGCGTTCTACGGGTGCGCCGAGCTCACGAACGTGACGATTCCCAACAGTGTGACGAGCATAGGGAGCGGTGCGTTCGGCAACTGCTACGGTCTCGAGACCATGACGATCGGTAACAGCGTGACAACCATCGGCAGCGGTGCGCTCAAAAACTGCACCTCTCTCACCAGTGTGGTGGTGGATGCTGCCAATACTAATTACAGTAGTATAGACGGAGTCTTGTTCGATAAGAACCAGACCGGTCTGATTCGATATCCGGGAGGCAAGACTGGTAGCTACACGATTCCAAATACTGTGACGAGCATTGGGAACAGTGCGTTCGGCGATTGCAGCGGTCTGACCAGCGTGACAATCCCCAACAGCGTGACTAGCATCGGGAGCTATGCGTTCCAATACTGTAGTGGTCTGACCAGCATGACGATCCCCAACAGCGTGACTAGCATCGGAAGCAATGCGTTCCGAGGGTGCGACGATCTGACCGCAGTGACGATCCCTAATATTGCGACTTTAGAAAATTTGTTCGATAGTAACAACATTACTGATGTAACACTTGCACAGGGAGTTACAGCAATTCGTGACGAAATGTTTTTATATATGACCGCTATTGAGACCGTGACAATCCCCAACAGCGTGACGAGCATCGGGAGCGCCGCATTCTCTTACTGCACCGCCCTTGCCAGCGTGACAATCCCCAACAGCGTGACCAGCATCGGAAACAATGCGTTCTCTTTTTGCTACAGTCTTGAGACCATGACAATCCCCAACAGCGTGACCAGCATCGGGTATAGTGCGTTCTATGATTGCAGCGCTCTCGAGATCGTGACAATCCCGAACAGCGTGACCGAGCTCGATGATTCGGCGTTCCGCGGCTGCAGTGGCATGACCAGTGTAACAATTGGTAGCGGTATTACTAGCATTGGGGCATACATGTTTGTCGACTGCAGCAGTCTTGAGACCGTGACAATTCCCAACAGTGTGACCAGCATCGGGCAGGATGCGTTTAGCGGCTGCACAGATCTGACCAGCGTGACGATTGGTAGCGGTGTGACCACGATCGGGAGCAGTGCGTTCTACGGGTGCATCAGCCTCGCAAGCGTGACGATTCCTAACAGCGTGACGAGCATTGGGGGCTATGCGTTTCGCGCGTGCAGCAGTCTTGAGACCGTGACGATTGGTAGCGGTGTGACGAGCATTGGGAGCTATGCGTTCGCGAACTGCACCTCTCTCGAGAGCATAACGATTCCGAACAACGTCGTGTTCATCGAGTACAGTGCGTTCGCGAACTGCACCGCTCTCAACACTCTGTACTCGTATATTCCCCAAAGCCGGTTCCTCCACGAAGACGGTGATGGTGACGTTCTTGACATACTCATTGGCTGCGCACAGCCCTTTACTATTTACGCTAGAGCGTCTGACGACTCTTGGACTGCTGGCCCTGGCGAGTTGGGCGGGATTGCAGTAACAGTGGTAAAAAACTTACTGTAGAAATATTATAAATTAATATATGAAACAAATACATTATACATCAGGTCTGCCTCGTGCTTGCAGCACTCTTTTACAAAACCTTCTTGCTCAAAATCCATTTGTGCACGCTACAGCTACAAGCGGTGTGCACGAGATTATGTATCTCGCCAAAGCGTTTTTTAAGACTGAAGAGTTTCGAAGCATTCCACAGCCGGCAGCCGGCGAGTTTATTTTTAATGACTTTATGCGAAGCGGAATTGCTAATGCATTTGACTCTATAACAGACCGGCCAGTTGTTGTTGACAAGTGTCGCAGCTGGATCGGCTCAGCAAATCTGCTATTTCAACTTTTTCCTGATGCTAAACTTCTTGTGCCTGTACGCGACATTCGTGGCATTCTTTCAAGTATGGAGAAAAAGTTTCAGGCTCACCCGGGTTTTCAAATGGAAGGCAACCAGGCCGATACTGCACGCATTCAAACAATCGAAGGTCGCTGCCAGTTTTGGCTTGATTCTGCTCCGGTCGGCATTGCTATACAGCGGTTGCATGAACTTGTAAGGCAGCATAAAGATAGGGTTCATTTTGTTCATGCCGAGGACCTCACAAATGATCCCCAGACCACAATGAATGCAGTATGGAATTATTTAGGCGAGCCTCCGTTTATTCACAATATTACAAATATTTATCAATACACAACTGAACACGAGCTCGGTTGGCCCTTTGGCGATCATGCCGTGCACCCAACCGTCACTCCGCTTGTCGCTGATTGGCATGACACACTAGGGCGCGGTTTATCCGAGGCACTCAACCAGAAATTTAACTGGATTAACGACTTATGAAATACACAACACTAAATCAACGTCAACGCGTTACTGGCGTGTTTGACCAACCACCACTTCAACCACACGTTGAAGTATCAACTGAACATGCCGCAAAAATCGCAGCGTTTAAGGAACAACGGCGGCTCGCATTTCTAATTAATGGAGAGATTACTAATTTTCGAGAACAACGTTCTTTAGGAAACACTATGAAGTGGGATAATGAAAATAGTGCATGGGTGATTGCTCCAATTGTCGCGCCGGTCAACCCGCCACAATAAATTTACTGCTGCGCCGCAGCATATAAATAATATATCATGGCTAAACCATCAACACGACGAGAACTTACTGACTATTGTCTGCGTGCTCTTGGCGCCCCAGTACTTGAAATTAATATTGACGAAGATCAAATTGAAGATCGTATAGACGAAGCAATTCAATTTTACCAGGAATATCATAGTGATGCTGTTGTGCGCACCTTTTATAAACATGTCGTCACCGCGGCTGATATAGCAAACAACTATATTACTCTGCCGGAGGAGTTGATTTCAGTGCTTCGAGTCCTGAATATAAACAGCGGAGATGCTGCTGACATGTTTAGTGTAAATTATCAAATGCATTTAAATGATCTTTATGGCCTTCGCAACCCGGGCAGCCTTGTAAATTATGAAATGACAAAACAGTATATGAGTGCAATTGAACTTATACTCACTGGTTCAAGTCAGCAAATTATATTTACTCGTCATATGAATCGGCTAAGCATTCAAGATAATTGGCAAGATTTTGTTACGCTTGGTCAATATATTATAATTGAAGGCTATCAAACAATAAATCCAAATGATTTTACTGATGTGTATAATGATATGCTTCTTAAGAAATATGTTATAGCACTGTTTAAAAAACAGTGGGGGACAAATCTATTGAAATTTGATGGCATGACGCTGCCGGGCGGAATAACCATGAATGGACGGGCAATCTATGATGACGCCTTAGCCGACATTGAAAAAATTGAAACTGATTTTGAATCACGATATCAAATGCCGCCAGACTTTTACATGGGATAAATAATTATGCCTCGTAGTGTATATTTTAGTGAACGGTACAAGCCCGAACAAAACCTTCTTGAAGACCTGCTTATAGAGTCTATGAAGATTGTGGGTCATGACATGTATTATATCCCGCGCAAAATTGTAAAGCAGGATTTTATATTAAACGAAGACGTCATCTCGAGTTTTGACGCATCGTTTTTACTTGAGATGTATGTTGAAAGCGTCGATGGCTTTGAGGGCGACGGCGATCTCATGACTAAATTTGGTCTTGAAACGAGAGATCAGATTACATTGGTCTGCAGTCGACG